GAAGGCACTAATAGGTAAACGATAGAATACTGCACCGTTTTCCATAATAGTATGAAATAATATAGGGCGCCCTGTAATCGATGCCAGGCCAAATATAATGCAGTCTTCCACTTCTCCATGGTGCTCTTTAAGGTCATAGAGATATTCTCTCCTGATCTGTGAATACATCACAGGAATGTTTGCATTTAGATAGGCCATGCATAAATTAGTTTACTAAAAAATATATAGCAATGATTACTACCACAACAGCGGCAGATATCGTTGGATTAGCTTTCGCTAATGTCCATACTTGTTTTACTTTGTTCATAGTTTTCTCCTATTTTTCGTTAATTGTACCCCAACTTTTACCCTTTTTATAGTTAACTTTGTTTTTAACTTCAAGAATAATAGCCTTTTCCATTGTTTCCTTTACTATTGCAGCTTGATTAGTATCATTTTTTATAGATAGACACAACTCATCATGTATTTGTATCTGTGGTAAAATTCCTTTTTCATATAAATCTACCATAGCTTTCTTTGTCATGTCAGCTGCACTCCCTTGAATTAGTCTGTTTAAAGCTTTGTAGGTAAACGCGGATTTGTAATAACTGTCAAAGTCCTTCATATAATTATCAGCAATATGATCTTTAAATTTCTCTAACAGTTCAGCTTTAAATGCTGTCTCTGCATCTTTTTTTGTTAATATTGGGACCGGCTCATATCTGTTAATTGTATTGTTCCATTCTCTATTCCGTGTTTCCCATTTATTAAATCTACAGAATCTATCCTCCAGTGTAAATAGTAATTTATGTTCTTCTGCAAACTCAATTAAATCTTGGGATAGTTGTTTTACAAAAGGTACCGTGGCATGATAGGTAGCAAATAATTTATCTGCTTGTTCTCTCGTAAGGTCTAATTCTTTTTGTAATTTTATTTTTCCCATACCATAGAAGAGACCTAGGTTAATAGTCTTGGCCGTGATCCGTGGTATTTCAGCCATGTCTGCCACAGTCTGGTGAAAATCTACATCGGATTCTCTGTAAGCTTCTTCAATTTTCTCTAAACTTTCTATTAAATTAAGAGGCAATGGATCGTCAGGATCTACTTCTCTTTCTAAATATATTTTTAAAGCGTAATGAACCACTATTCGTGGTTCCTGTTGGCTGTAATCGAATGATCCCCATACACACCCATCATCAGGAATAAATAATTCCCTCATCTTTTTACCAATAAACCCTTTCGAGGGTATCTGTTGTAAGTTAGGATTAGACATAGAAAATCTTCCAGTAACTGTTCCACCTTGGTCCGATCTAATCTGGTTTATATCTGCATGTATTCTACCTTTATGTACAAAGTCTAATAAACCTTCAATAAAAGTATTTTCTGTTTTATCAAAATTTCTTGCTTTAACAATTAATCTTAAAAAATGATTCTCATGGGTAGATAGGTAATCTTTAGGAAGCTTCGGTGTTGTAGATTCAATTGTTTCTGTTTTAACTTTACCAGTTTCTTTATCGATAATAGGTTTACCTTTTTTATCTTTAATTTCTTTTTCTCTATCTTTTGTTGTTTCGTAGTTAGTTATTTTTTGATGATCAAGTAATTTTTTAATAGAAGATGCTGCCCAAATTTCTATTTTAACTCCTGTTCTTCTTTCAATATAATTAATAATATTATTTTTGGTTTTATTTAAACGTTCACCAAACGCCTTAGCTTTTTGGACATCTATTTTAACTCCCTTAAACTTCATGTCAACTAGGCACGGAAACAATTTAGTTTCTAATTCAAAAATCTTCCTACATGTTTTTTCTTTCTTTGTTTTGGGATCTGTGTATAATACTTTGTCTAATTTTTTTTCAAATAACTCCCACAACTTCAACGTTAAGTTAACATCTTGTTCTGCATAATCTTTTACTAAATGATGAGGAAGTTTGTGCATATTAGTCATAGGATCTTTTATTGTTCCATTAGACCAGTCTAAAACTTTAGCTGCCAAATCGTATTTGTATTTTGTTTCGTTTAGATAATCTTTACTAAGTGAATCCAAAGAATATTTCATTCGTGTCTCATCAATTACAGAAGCTGCTATCATTGTATCTAGCAACTGTCCTTGTAACTTATCTCCAGTAGCTGCTCTGATCCAACATACGTCGTATATTGCATTGTGAAATACCTTGCGTAAATCCTTGTTTTTAAACACTTTTTCGTTCAAATAATCCCATGTTTCTTTGGTGTTTAAATTATCTGTCATGTGATGAGCAATAGGAAAGTATAAAATTTGCTTCTTTGTCGCAATTGCTATGCCACACACAAAACCATCTTTTCTAATCGCTCCTGACCCTTTTGTTTTTAAATTAGGATCATATGTTTCTAAGTCAATAGCTACTGTGTCTATACCTGTTAAATCTAGATCAGTTAGTTGTGGAACTTCACACATTATTTTTATTCCATTTGTTATAGCCTTTAAGCCATTCTTTTGATTTACGTTCTTCTGTCTGTCTTCTTGATTCTTTATAAGATTCTTCTAATTCTTTTTTTTCTTTCTCAGCTTCTTCTAAGAAATCTTTTTTTTCTGGATAATCACGTTCAATAATCATATCAATAAAATGTTTTGCTTTTTCTAAATCTTGTCTTTTTCCTTTCAGTCTGTGTCTCAAGATATATTTTATAACGCATCCTTCTGGATAGAGCAACTCATTTTCGATTACGAATTTACTTGGCTGAATTTTAAAATTCTGATAATGTGATCCGCCAATTTGTTTGTCGTATGGTTTCATATTGATCTTACTCCTAACTTTCTTGTTGTTGTTGATGCTAATTCCCAGTAATCAAAAACTCCTCTACTATAAGCCGTATATTCTAATCTCAACTGTGTATGAAAGTCTTCGGCTCTAGTCATGGTATGGTCCACGATGACATTATCAAAGGTTAAACCTTTTACCTGATGAATATTTCCATAAAAAATTTGATTCGGTTTATCGTTATTAAATCCGTTAGCTAAAACTCTTTTTATATATTGTAATTTTTCTTTACCTCCTACAATGTCACTAGGCACACGAATTAAATCAAAGTCCGTATGTTGTTTACAATCGGGTTTTAGTAATTCTAAATTAATTAATTCATCCACTGTATAATCTCTTTCGATCCAACCTTTAAAATCATACTCACCTTTACCGCGAACTATAACTGTACCCCCAATGTACTCCCAAAATGCTTTAACCTGATTAAGGTGCATTGGTTTTCCTTGCACAAAATCTGGCCATACATAATGAGAGTTTATTTCTTTTTTAGATGCGTGAGGAGAGCAACCCACCATAGAATATTCTAAACCCCTTCTTGATAAAAATTTTGTAACACGAGTATCGCTGGGGGTCCCCCTGTACGTAAACAAAAATGTTTGAGTAGTATTTTTTATTTTATTTAATAAGATATCTAAATGAGTAGAGCCTCTTTCTAAATAAGGTAAGTAATAACCCATTCCTTTAATTGTTTCTCCTATGTGTCCCACGCCATGTTCCTTTCGGTATTTAGCTGGTGTCCATACTCTATGTGACTTCCATTTATCCCACACAGGCTTAATAACTTTTTTACATTTTGTATTTATTGCTTCACTACATCTTAATCCTTCTTTTAATTCAAAAAAAGGTTTAGACGCTAGCTTATGAAAGTAATTAGGGTTGGATCCTGCATATTCAAATAAAGTTTGATCCGCATCTCCAACTAAATAAAAATGTCCATCTTTTACATTAGTCGCCATTTTTTCAATAGCTTTTCTTTGAGGTACATTACTGTCTTGGCATTCATCTATAATTACTGCATCTATATCTGGAGCCTTTAGATCTGGATTAAGAAATCTTTCCACCATGTCAGTAAAATCTTCTCTGCTATGAAGTTTTTTATAGTCTTCATAAGTTTTAAATAATTCTTTCATTACTTCTAAACCATAAGGTTTGTAATCGTCCTGATCGCATTTTCTCCAATATTCATCATATAAAAGACCTCTTCCTTTTGCATCTGATCTAAATTTATAGAGATTATGTTTTTCAATGTCAGGATTTCTATCATCATTAAAATGTCTGTTTTTTTCAATTAACTTTTTGTGATCTTCTAATTTTGTTTTTTTTAATTTACCGTGTAGAGAGGGTCGATTTCTACAATAGTGGTGGATAGTACCAATAGTTTTTCTTAATTCTTTTTTAGTGACTCCTTGTAATTGTGGAAATTTATAATGGCCTTCTTCTGTTTTCAAATTTTTTAACTCAAATATAGCTTCTAAAATTTGTTCAGCGGCTACATTTGTATGAGATAAGATAAGTATTTTTTTGTAACTATATTTAACTAACAGTTCTTCAAAAAGTCCTACTATATAAACATGGGTCTTACCTGTACCTGGAGGACCTGCAATAAATCTAGGTTCTATCTTTTTCAAAGTCATCTATCAAACCTCCTGTCTCTTCTATGTATTCTCCCTCTATTACTAAATCTTCAATTGGAAGTTCTGGATTGTTAATCTTCCAAGCTGGACACGACTGTCCGAGATACTTTCCATGATTCTTTTTTGCTCGTAGTATATCTTGAATTTTTAGTACAAGATCCACTCTATCAAGATTTACTTTTTGACTATGGAGATAGTCTTCAAAATTATCTAAATTAAATTCTAAAAAATTTTTCTGTTGATTAAAGTAGGGTATTTTATAATTAAATAATTCTTTCTTATTTGTAAAAGCTTTGACCCTGCTAATATAACTCGTAAAATGTTTTTTAAATACTAAGTCGTTATCTGCGTCGTCGTCCCAATCTTTAGATTGAGTTCGTGTTTCAAATTTCATTTTCATTATTTCTTCAAACTGAGTGGCCTTCATTTTAGGAATCCATACTTGAGCCTGGGAAATAACCGCATCATAAAATGCTTTTTGGTTCATCAGTGTTTGGCCATCGACAATAATAGTTTTCTCAAACATTTCATTTTCTAATTTACCAGTAACTTTTAATTTGTATCTATTTTGACCATACTGAATAATGTCTCCGATAGATTCATCTGCAATTATTTTAACATCGGCTAAAGATTTATCTTCTGCTCCTATCCAACTAAATATTGTGGCTATGGATTGCGCTTTACATTCTACTATTTCTGCAATCTTTGGCATTCCAAATTGTCTTTTAGAAGTTCTAGTAGAGGAGCCTTTAGTTCTTCTGTTTTCGGCTTCATCATCATTTGATATAACCGCGATGTCATAAATAAAATCATTAATTTCTGCATCATCCCAATCAGTCTGTTTAATTAGAACTCCAGCTATAGCGGTACAATACTCATCTCTTTGACCTTTGTGTGCATATAAAACTGATAAAGCAGTAGCCAAA